TTCTGAATAATATTTCTAGCGTGATCAGGTTTAGATAAGTTCATTTTTTCTGCTAATTGTAAAGCATTTATTATACCAGTATTTTTTATTATCTGATACGCTTGTGCTTTCTGATTGTTTAATTTGTTTGTTGCTTGATAAACTTTGAACTCCGGTAATCTACCTACCTGACCCATAGCAATAGCTGATTCTTTTAGTAGCTTACCATATAATATTTCTTGTTCGACTGATATTTTAAATTGTTGTTGTGTTGCTTTCATTATTTTTCTCCATTAGTTTTTCAAATTCTTCGCCACTTAGTATTACAAGTGTCTGTGGTTTACCAGTTTTTCTTTTGTAAAATGCTATGTCTCTTCCTGTTAGCACTGTGAATGGGCTAGGGAAACTGGACTTATCCCTGTACTTTACTTCTCCCACCAGTTTTCTTCCGTTGATGTTGAGGTGGATGTCACCTGAGTATTCTCCTCCGAGCGCACCGCTGAGCGGTACTCTTTTGGCTTCGATACCAATTTTTGTAAGCCATTTGACGAACCAGTTTTCGTGGTAAGTTCCTTTAAGTTTATTTTTGTTTGCCATGTATCCCTCTGATAGCAGTCTAAACATATAATGTAATGTCTTACTGGTTCTATGTTAGCTAGTATTGCTACAAATAAATCTGAATCAACATTACAAGCTTCACATATTGCTGACTCTTGCCTTAGTTTCTTTGAAGTTGATCGTGATCTCACAGCCAAGAGCGTCTAACCAACACGTAAACAAGAAGCCTGATGGCACTCGCTTGTGTTGCTCCCACTTATGAATGAGTGATGAAGCACACCCAATCCTATCTGCAAGTTCTTCTTGTGATATACCAAGTGTGCTTCGATGATCAACCATCTGCTCGATAAGTTTTTCATACGACCCTGTAACATAAGTCTCATCTTTATAATTCGGAAACCTTTTTATCTTTGATCTCACTTGCCAATGCTAGGTATCCTATAGCATCTACGATAGAGTCTTCTTTGTACCCACCGCTTGATATCCTAGCTAGTTTCATTTGTGCTAACATAATAGGTACTTGCCACGTTTGTACAGTATGATCAAGTACCTCTGACCAAGCTCTTGCAATCATTAGCATATTAATATGAGGATCTCCGTACTGATTGTTTCTATCTTGACTAATTAATTGGTTGGCTTCGTGTAATACTTTGTCTCTGCGTGTCATAAATATTGGCTCAGCTTTCATTGTTATCTTCCTCTTCTTTAAAATAAACTCTTTCTTCTTCGTCTATTAATTTTTCTTCTAATAAAATTAGTAAAGCTAGTAACTCGTCTCCTCTGTTTCTAACTCCTGTTCTATTTTTTTCTACTGCGTCTAGCTGTATAATACTAGCTACTCGTTTGAGCCTGTCAATTACTTGTTGAGAAGAAGTCATTTATATTCCTCCAAAGTAAAGAAGTCTAAGAAACTTTCAGTGATAGTACGTTCTTTAGGTTTTGGTTTTTCTTTTGGTTCTAAAGTATAGAGTACATAATTTAATTCATTCTTAGTTAATCTTAGGTACTTAGCTATATCTTTGTTAGGTATCTCACCACTAAATGCTAAAAAGTGTGCTTCTTTAACTAAACTATCTGGGTATTTTTTTTCCATTGTTTCCTCCATTTGGTGTGTGGGTAATTAAGTAGCTACTTAAAAACCCACAGCTTGTGGTCTATTTAATCCGATTAATTAACACACGACAATTAGAATGGTATCTCATCGTCTAGTTGATTAACATTTGGTAGTGGTGCAACCCCTCGTTTCTCTTCAACACTTAGAGATAACCATTTCTTACCATCCTTTTCTTTAGTCCAGCCTGATACACGCATATCTTTATTGGTAGCGTAATCATCTATGTTGCCACTAAAATCTGGTCTGTTCTCATTGTCACCTTTATCATTGGTAAACATAGCACCAACTTTTTGATACAGTTTCATTATCTTTTGACCAGCTTGTGTTGTATCACTCACAACAATAACATTCCTGTCATTACCTTCTAAGTTTATCTTACCTTGAAGTACCATCTTTGTTGTGTCTCTTGGTGAGAACACTGCACCTCTGTTTGTGTTATCATATTCAGCCATCGTTTACTCCTTGTTGTTGTAGCTGTTGCGTTGCAAACATTTGTCTAATAGCCGCTCTGACTATCATACCTTTTGATTCTCCAATAGAATCTGCTTGCGCCTGTATTGCATCAAGCATTGCTTGCGGTAGAGATATATTAACTGCTGTCATTTTTTTATTATCTGATTGAGGTCTACCAACCTGTGTCATTACCTTTTCCTTTCTGATCTTGTGCATATTTGTTTCCATCCATCTCACCTAAGAATACATCTGCATTAAATCCTAAGTGTGATAGTGCTTTGGTTAAGCCATCAGTGATAGCCATCTTTGGTGCATCCTCTGCAAGTCTACCCTTGCCAGCATCAAAAAATTTACGACAACCATTAAATGGGCCGAATATATTTTTTTCATCTGCGTGTGTCCATACTGATACACCTGACACCACAGCTACATCACCATTATTAAAGTGAATGTATTCTGTTGTTGAGTTCCAACCCCAACCTACACCTACTGCTCCAAACTGTTCGGTAATACTTCTTACCTGATACTGCGGATCAATAGCTGTAAACTTACGCGCCCCAAAACCTACTGGTTTAATATATTTAGGGTCAGTCTTGCTTACCTTATTCCATAACTCCATGTGTTTATTCATAGTCCTTCTCCTCTGTTTATGTCTGGCTCTTCATCTCTTTCAATGTATCCCCAGAACTCTTTAATCATATCTAATAATGTTGCAGTATAACTTTCATCGTATGGTATCTTAGTCCAATCCCATTTAAGATTGCCAAAGATAACAGAGAGATAACAACCATCTGCTTCTGCTAACCACATATACAATTGCATTTGTGCTTGATAATACTCTGATACTTTCTTCATATTATTAAAAGCATTAGTATGTTTAGCTTCAATAATATTACAACTAGTATCTAATGTACTTAGTAAAACCTCACCATCAATCGTTCCTTTAATCTTAACACCATCTAAATCTTTTTTAAGTTCTAGTTGTTTGTTAGTAATTAAATGATTTTCTTCACGCTCAAACCAAGATAGGTTTAAATCCTCTGTAAGTATGCCAATCTGTACTGGTAGTACATGATCTAAATTCTCTGGTTCAATGCGACCTGTTTTAATCTTCCATAATTCTAGCCACTCTCCACGCATAATCTTAACTGCATCAGAGCCACCGATAAAACCTTTTCTATTCATAATATCCTCCATATTATATATTATTATTACATAACATTAGCAGTTGCAAGGGTTGTCATACGTTAATTAATCGTCTTTATTAACGTATATTTTTATACTGTTGCATTACTTCTTGTGCTATTCTTCTACGCTCTTCGAGATTAGGTATATCTTTTTTTACCTCTGGTTCTTTTGGTACTACCTTAACTCTTGGCCTAGTTTTAATTATCATCTGTCGAATGAGTCCTTCGTTTGGTGTAGTCCTTGGGCTGTCAATGATATACTGTGCTATTGCTTTTGTTATTTCTTCTTTGCTGTATCCTTGCAACGCATCACACCATGAGTTCATGTATGCTTTGTAAACCTCTGGTTGCATATTAGTTACAAAGAATTTGTGTCTCATTACTGCAACTTGTACTGCTATCCAGTTCCGGTGTTCTTTTAATTCATCTTGTTCCATACTAAATCCACTTGTCTTGGTGTGTTTTGTTTGTATATTGCAGAGAGATGTAAGTTAACAATGCGTTTCTCCCTGTTCGTAGATTGTGACCCCTGCTTAGTTCCTCCATTCTAAGCAGGGCTTTCGCTTACAGCCTGTATTCTCCTACCAGTTTATCATCCCAACCTCTGCGAACATTCTCTCGTTTTATATTCATTCCTTGTTGCCTGAGATCATGGATTCTTGCTGACAATCTAAAGCAATTGTAATCATTGAGTGCTTCGATTGCCGTTATTGTTTTACCATCTTCAAGATGTTTTTTTATCTTTTTTGTCTGTGAATCTGTCATTATACCCTCATACTACATTCATCAAAATCTGTTCCTAGTTCTTGTCTCCACTCCCAGTAGTCTTCTATTGCCATCTCTTCTAAGCAAGCAACAGCGTAAATCATTTGATTTTCAGCGAACACATTAACAGCCTTTTTAGTTTCATCTATTGCGTGTGCTTCGAATGATATCATAGTTA